CATCTACTTGCATCCTCTCTCGTTGCATACCTCGCGACATCATCTGTAGACCCCCTTCAAGGGTCGAATCGATGAGCTGCTTGGCACCATTTGATGCACGTACGAATGTGTGATAGAAATTTTGCCAGACTGGTATACCCCCAGTGAGACTAATTCCACCGTGGCCCACAGCACTACACCAACTTTGATATACCTTCATATTATCAAGCGGTTTAATGGCAACACAATCTTTGGAGATCGCTGTGCGTGGGTCACGGACCATAACGTATTTATGACCGTCGAATACGGGTTGACATTGGCAAAACACTACATGTTCAAGTTCATACACGGGATCCTCAACTGTCATTGAAAATCCCATGTCCAGGAACCATGTTTTCAAACCAGCATTAAAACAGTCCAAATTGGCCTGTTCCATGAAAACGACACAATCATCGCCATCATTAACTAGTTTGATGGTAATACCGCGATCGTGAGCGTAGGAAAATACCATTCCACTCATAATCATGCAGTTACCAAGTGCAGTATTAACATCACCGGACATCCTATTCCGGTTGACGTTATACTTAACCGTCCCTTCTGGGCAGCGCGAAAAACCTTTGTTTCCACGTTGCCACGACATCAGCATTTTGAAGTATCTATCATGGGGATAGAACTTCTCATACCTTGCGTGTTCCCACCGTAGTGCCACAAGTGACACATGTTGGTCGAAACGGGACGCGTCCAATCCCACGGCCACTGGTTTGTTAAAACTGTTCCAGTGGGCGTGAATCACACCACCACGCTGTTCTGCGTTCATACCTTTTAGTATGGTGGGTGAGCCAAAGACCGTATCTATGTTTCTATAAATTTTCTTCTCGATAGGTTTTATATACCTACCACTTTCAACAATATACCTCGGATTACGTGGTTGAATAATTCGGGGCACCGCGTCAGGCTTCGCTGTAAAGTTGTATTTTTCTACTTTTACAAAGGCACTGATATATGAGTGTTTCTTCAATAATGGTGATTTGTCATTTGCGTTTTTTGCTCGTTGATATGCTAGCTTTCTGCGACCCTGGTATGAATCAACAAAAAGTTGAGACGTCATCGGGGTGGAGAACTTTACTAGTGCATCAAGTTTAGCCGTAAAAACACTCATGGCATTCATGAAGTTACTCTCAATTGGGCGCGGTGGAGAGGTGAACTTACCGTCTTTTTGTTTTACGAAAAAAACTCGTTCCTTGATCGCTCTCTCAATTGCGTTGAGATTGGGTTGGTAGACAGAATAATTTACCTCATTTGAAAGTTGCATGAAGTTATATACCTTTCTCTGTCTACTGAGGGTTCCCCTGGTTTTGAGCACCATAAGATCATCATGTTCGGGGGCAAGCGACTGCTTACATAACATGACTGGTGCTAAACCAAGGCCCCCTCAGGGCCCGGATGGGGCTGCTCTGGTGATCTTCTCACCAAACCAGTTACCCAACCATGGACTTTTACGAGTGTAATATGCGCTATTATGACACTCGACTGCTTTCGCAACAGCTAGCGAAGACCTAACTTGCTTGGCAATGATTTCCATTTCAGTGGGTACAAACACAAGCTCAACACACAATGGTAACATTACGTTAATGTGAGAGTTGCGAACCTTATGTTCCTTGAAAACCTTGTAACAATACGCATGCGCCACCAAGTGGTTCGCACGTGTATCGACGCCAATGCCGGGTAACTCATTTTTACACATCATTGCAACTTGCGCAATGTACGATGTGCGTTGTCTAGGAGTTGACTTGCTACAGTCTTGTCCTTCAACTAACTCTAAGTTATCGTCAACCTCACCATTTAAATTGGAAACGAGGTCGACGGCCCGACTTTCCACTGCTTCGGACACTTGCGTGCCAAATACCCAATGGTTAAGCCTATCATATACTCCAAAATCAATTTCAACCAAGTCGAAAATAGAAAATGGATTTGCCATACCATCAATACTATCTATTAAAAGATCGAACGATGTTGGCTCTAGGATGTTCACATCGAGAGTAATGTGGTCATCCAAGACATCACCTTCTGTTGTAGGAGGTGGAGTATCACACTCAACAGTGACAGACTTGTCACTGAGTGATTCATCACTAAGTGGGACCACTGCGCCTTCCGAATCGGTTGGCACAGGCTCGCTGATGATACTGGTTTTCTGAATGGGTTTACCTTCCCATTGCTTGTTGTCAGTTTCAATTGTTGGTGAAACTTTGGGTTT